TGCTGTTCCATCATGAGCAGCTTCAAATCCAGGAATTCCTGTAAATGATGTGCCATTATAATATTTCGGAACTAATGCCCCAGCAGCAATAGCATCCACTCCTCCCCCTTGTAAATATTTTATTCTGGCAAAAGGAGTAGTCTGGCCCACATATATTTTGTCTGGTGAATCTACCCAAAAGTTTCCTGTATAACTTGTATCATCAGCATAGGCTTCAGCCGTTTTGTCAGTAAATGTGGGACCACTTTGATCCCAAACATAGACAGACATATTAGCCTGTGCTCCTTTTGCTATTCTCTCGGCCCCATCGAATATTCGTAATGTTCCGTCTCGTGCAGTAAACTTTCTCATTTCATTGTCTCCTTATGCTTGGTGCAAGGCATCTGCATGTATCACAACTCGTACGTATCCAGTCCCCAATAATACTTCCATTTCTGATTCAAATGTCAGATCAGTTACCAATTCATTTAATTGTTCATCTGCTAATATTGCCACCCTTATATCAGACAGTATCTTATTTGCATCTCCTGCTGGGTCTTCTACGTTCTGAACATAGGCCCAAATCTCCCACCTCATGGGAAGCTCAAAATCAGTCCTCCATTTTGGATCAGCAGGAAGTTGCCTTTGTGATCCCATGACAATAACCCTGTCTGATGTAGCCTGCTCTGGAGGAATGAACTCAGTATCAAAAACAAAGTCATTCCCTATATCAAAATTAAAGTTACCAGTCCCATCAATCCCCTGAAGATCATCAACTATCCTATCATATACTGATTTTTCTACATTCTTAACTGCCATTATCCAGTCCTCTGTAAATGCATTCCAAACTTCTGAAATAACTTGCTTATATAATCTTCTGAATCTTCTAACCCTGGCTTGAGAAATGGTCTCTTTGGGTAATTATGAACTGCTCCTGCCAATGGGCCACTTGCCATTTTAAAGTCTCCACCTTCTTCATGCAACTTTCCATACCATACATCAGTCCCAATCTCCCCTTTTATAAATCTTTTATTTACTGTTGTTATTTTGTAATGAATACTTGATCTCAATCTACCAGTCACTACTCCAAGCTTCTCCGGTCTTGGACCTGTTAGGTATTCAGTGGTGATTTTCCTCCTTGCAAACTCTAATCCTTTATGAAGCTGTTTCGCCAGTAGATTAGGAACTTCATTTCGTGCCTGTCTAAATTCTTTATACCATTTCTCCCAATCTCTGGCTATCCACTTCTCAGAACCAGCAGGGACTATTTTGTACTTCATTATATTAACATATTCCTTTCAACTAATAATTCAAAGTCAGGCAGTAAATTAGTTTTCAAATCCTTATAATTTATTGTGCCTGCACCCACTGTTTTTCCTCCAATATTCCAGGCTTTCTCCTTTGATTGCAACCACCAATGAGCACCTTGTCTTGATAAAGCATTTTTCAACCATGCTGGTACATTCGTATCTGTATAGCCAGCCACATAAACAATCTTCACTCCAAACATACTTTCGTAGAACTCCGAATCATAAGTCACCATCCCGGACTTCCCATCTCCATATCCATAATCATCAGAACTGATTAATGTATCGCTTTCATAATCTCTTTCAGGATCATCATGAATACTTGTTATACTCGTAATAGGGCAATTCTTCAATATCAGAAGTGACTGGTGTTTCCTTGGACTATAATACTCCGTATGGGTGGTACTTGCCCAAGTTCTGTTTGTCAACTCATCCCAAAGAGATAATACATATGTGGCCAATGCAGTTATATAAGTGTCCCAAGTAGTTCCAATAGCTTCCTTAGGATCAATCTCATTTTTAATATCAGTTTTGTCAATAAAAGCCATTATTCTGCCTCCTTGTATTCTACTTCCTTAAATTCAGCAAATTCTATTTTCACATCTCCTGCCCACACTTTGTTGAACTGATCCTTTGCATGATCTTTGTCAAACCTACCACCTTCTGCTCCAATGTTCTGAGTCCTCCCAAGCATCGGTCTAACCTCATCCTTTTCACCCCTCAGAACATGATTCATATACTCATCCCAGGAAAGTTTATCCCCATTCTTGTGCCAGTCAGGCTCGATAAACTTTTCCCACCTGTCCTTCCATGTTCCCCATCCCCAGGGAGTGAACCACTTTTTCCTGAAGCACATATGATAATCCTTCTGGTCAATCTTCTCCATTGGATATTTGTTATATGCACATATTGTCAACACATCTTTATCCACCTCATAAAGAGTTTTCATCTGGTACATATAAACCAGGAAATCTGGTGATGGCACAGTATCATCCTCTATATGAATCACAAAATCTGATTCCTGGAATCCATGAGTCAAAGCCCTAAAAGTGTTCTCATTAATATCCCACCTTATATTATTGATTGAATAGTCACATTCCATAAAATCCACAGCCTTGATCATCTCAATTACTTCCTCATTCCCAGGCTCCACATGAGGCATCAGTACAAATTCCTTGATCCCTTCACAGTTCTTCAATCCATCCAAAACCCTCTTTGTATATTCCGGCCTCTTATAAGCTGTCATAGTGATTACTTTTTTCTTGGTTTTTACTTTCTTCAACTCTGTTTCCTTCAGCTTGATATTAGTCCTTTTCAATCCTCCATGCTCCTTTATTACATTGACCAATATCTCAGCCGATCTCTCCCAAGTAAAGCAATGGCTTATCAACTCACTGGCTAACTTTCCTTTTGCCAAAGCTTGATCATAATTTGCCTTTATATAAACCATAGCATCAAATAACGCTGTTACATCTGGCATAGCCATTTCTGTGATATAAGTTCTTTCTCCTTTTCTTCCACCTTTGAAGGTCATTGACCCTTTGCCCATTTCATAAGGCAAGCTATAACCAACACTATCATCAAAAAAATCAGTGAGTCCTGAGTACAGAGTTGAAATACATGGCAGACCTGTTCGCATAGCTTCTGCAAGTGTAAGTCCAAAGCCCTCTCCTCTCGTTGGGAATACAAAGCAATGAGCAGAGTGATAAAGTTCAATTAATTCCTTTTTTGGAATATCCCTCTTGTCTAATATTATATTACCCTGCTTTGTCCCTACTATCCTTTCATCTGGATCTCTCAAATTAATCCTTGATATTCCATCCCCAAGTTTACCACTCTCAGCTTTTGTGGTCTTCAGATATAATTCCACCTCTGGATTATGCATAAACAATTGAGCCCAGACAGCCATAATCTCATTCCACCCTTTTCTTGGATTTGGAGCACCCACCCAAAGATATCTGAATGGTCTCCAATGTGGGTATTTCCTTTCATGATAAGTATAATCTTCTGAGGCTGCCTCCTGTACTGTGAATATTCTCTTGGGATCAAAATACTTTTTGAACAATTCAGTCACCCAGATTGAAGGTGTCAAAATGAAATCCGCTTTCTGGATGGATTTTGCATAAATACCTGGAAGCTCTGTGCCTTCAAACATTGTAAAAAGCCAGTTTACTTTGTTTGGAATCCTATGATAATAAAACTCAGGACTTGTTATTATCACAGAGTCCTCAGCATCAGGAGTCAAATCAGCAATCTTGGAAACATATTCCTTCATGCTATTGCTATGGGATTTATACCCATATCCATTACCTTTTAGTTCTGGACTGATATCCACTGCCCAATGAATTTTTATCTTGTTACTCACCTGGTTCCTTTATCTTTTCATCCTCCATACCATCCTCGGTGATCTGTCCTCTATTATACCCAAGCATTCAACCTCACAGTCAAGGTCATTTATTATCTTTATTATATCTACTACATGACCTGTTTTCTCTCCATCTGGGGCATTGTGACTTTCCAGATAACAAACTTTCCAGTTGATTTCCTCCAAAAGCTTTATGAAGCACCCTCTTGGGATATGCTTGTAAATACTCAGAGCAAACAGAATATCAATACCTTCTTTGTAATACCCATTCAGATACTCAATCACTTTCTCACTGTCTGTCAAGTCCATCTGTAAAAGATTGATCTGGAAATTGTTTACCCTCGCCAAGTCTCTGGCACAATCTACATAATCTGTCTCATACTCCAAGCCAGTCACTTTCCTAGCTCCTCGCCTGTAGCATTCCATAGCCATACTTCCAAGCTGACATCCCAGATCAACAACAGTCTTACCAGACAAATCCAGTTCCACTTTCATTTCCATCATCCTGTAAATCGTATTTCTGCTTCCTTCCTCATAATGGTCAATCAGATAGTAAGACTGGTAATTTTGCTTTCTCTCCTTGTGTGGAAATTGGGAGAGGTTTTGAATTCTTTCTATTAGCAACAATATATCCGTACTTCCATTATAATTAAATTCAGACTGATCAACAGGATCTTCTTCACCATTCCACTCCATCATATCCCAAATCGTCTTCCTCACATCCACCAAATACCCATTCACTGTATTAGCTGGTTTTGCCAAATCACCCCTTGCTCCATCTGAGGCTACAATCAACCCAGTATCCAAAAACACCTTTTTAAACTCATCATAAGAATATTTCCCTTTTTCCAGTTTATTTGCATCCTTAATAAAATATCCATATGCTCCCTGACAGTCACAATTTCTCACTCCATCTGGATACTCTGAAATCAAACTCTGTATATAAAAGTAGTCATTGACCGGAGGAGCCATTCCATGATTACTCAACTCGTTTAATATTTTATATTCAGATATTATGCTTGTTATTGACTCCTCCTTCCACCCTTCATTTTCATTGAAGGTATGGCTCTTGATAACCTCATTATGCCTTCCCTTGTCCCATTCCTTGAGGGATTCTATTTTCCCATTAAAGCTCCAAATGATTTTCATCTCTAAATGGGGAATCCAAATACAGTGCTTCCCTCTGATTACTGGATAAGCTTTGTGATCAATCCTTATTTCATCACCTTTGATTTCTGCTTGTTTGAATATCTTCATTCTGGCAAATCCTTTAAATATATTCTATTGGTCACTTCTTTACCCTCAGCAATATCCATAGCAAACTTTACTCTTTCCTTTGTGCTGTGATAATTCTGACAAAACCGCCTTCCCTGCAATCTGATCTTTTCCCCTTCCTCTGGGTGCTCCTCTACATAGTATTTGTATTTCGTTATAAAATCTTCAACACTGCCAGTCCTATAACTTACATAATGGTAATCAGGTTTGAATACCCTGTCCATCGCTTCACATCTATCCTGGAAATATAATGCCCCAGATCCTATATATTGGAATGGCCGAACATCCAAGTAGCCATTTATCTGTGGTTCCATCTGGACTCCTAATACACACCCAGCAGACATGGATACATCAGCAGTCATAAATCTTGTATTACCCACTTGGCTATTAGGGAAAGTTGTCACTTCAATTTCTTTTCTCAATTTTTCAATAAATATTTTCCTTGCTCCATGATATTTTCCATCATCCAAACTACCAGTAAAAACCACCTTCTTTTCAAACTCAGCTTTCTTCTCCCCTCCATTTTGCTGGAAACACATATAGGGCCAATGATGACAAGGCACTCCCCAAGCCTTTTCTATCTCCTGATAATTGGTATGATTGACCAAAGCAAAATCTACGAACTTCGAAATATCATCCGGGAACTTGGAAACTATTTTTGCATCACCCATATGATAAGCCACTTTTGTTCCCATCTCTCTAATTCTTCCCAACATCTTCAAAAGCTGCCTTGGCTCATGCGGCCTCTTGTTAAAATACATATGCCCAATAATCAGGTGAGGTCTGAACCATCTTATCTGCATCTCTATCTCATCCAACCCCTGGAATAAATATACAGGTCTGAACCATCCCCTATTCCTTATTGTGCCTTCCAGAATACCATGAAGAAAGTGGGAATAATACCCATGCCAATCACCCAATCCTACTATCCTATATTGTTTCATTTGCTGACTTCTCCCCAATATGTTTAATGAATTCTCCCTGTCCGTATCCACCATAGAAATAGGTTCCCATATTTTCCTTTACCCATTCAGGACTTCTTTGTTTCCATCCTCTCAATACTCTCCTGATATCATCTGGATTCTCAGTCACCTTGAATCTTGGCTTTATATAATCAGCCCTCCAGACACTTGGAGCAACCACCCAATCATAGCAGAATAATAGTTTCTTCCCATTTATCACAGTCTCTTTATATCCATGATACGGATTATTCAAGCTCTTATTGAAAGCTATCATATTCACATCATCTCTGTACTCAAAGAAGCTAATCACATCATCCAAATCTATATCCTTCAGGAGTAACCAGTCATCCTCCCAAAATACTACATATTTTGTAGTGGAATGATTAAGCAAAGTTTGGATGGCCTTTGATTCTCCTTCAGCTGGACGAGTCAATAATGTTTTGTTTATTCTCCATATCTTAGCCAAACTGAGAACATAATATGAATCATTATTTCTTATATCATCATGCAAAATAAAATTCAAATTACCAGAATATTTCAAATGATCCCTCAAAGAAAATATCACACGCTTCAAATATTCCGATCTTGAAGAAGATGTAATCAATACATCAATCATTTTAACCTCTCGAATAATAACATCTGTTGTCCATATGCTGCATCAGAACCAATCCACTTTCCAATAGAAGTGAACTTACAAAGCCCTTTACAAATCTCTTCATAAAAAGAATAGGGTTGAGTACTTCTCAAAAAGAACCCATCTGGATTATCATCAAACCCAGTTAAAGAATCCTCTTTGTAAATTGTAGCAAAGAACTTTCCATTCTCTTTTAATACGGAAACTGTATTACTGATACACAACATTATAGCTTTCGGATGAAGATGAGTGAAAATTGAATTGGCAAAAGCAAAATCAAACTCCTGGCTAAATTTTTGAGCATCAAAATATTTCTCTACTGCCAATGTAGGATTCTTTCCCTCCAATCCATATTTTGCAATCCCAGTAAAACCAAGCTCTATATCTGCAAGAGAATAATCATATCCAAAGAATCTATCCTTATCCAGATACTTAATACAATCAATTCCACATCTCAGCCAACCAGTTCCAATATCCAAAAGATGATGATTTGGCTCCATCCCATTAGCTATCAGAAAATTAATCTCATTCATCCTATTGAGCCAATCCCCTTCTGTCTCTTTATTCTCCCAAGTTGGATAACTAAATTTTGCCTTTTCTATTATTTTCATCTTGATTGCCTGCTTATCTTCAATTCATCAAACCTCTTCACCATTATTATTTCCTGCCAATGTTTCATTCTTTTATGAACAATCCCTTCTGGTTCCAAAATATCATCCTGTATATTTCTTCCTGCCCAATCTTTTCGTTTATGAATAGCTCTTACCAACATATCAATTTCCAAATCAAAATGTTTTATTGCAAAAGAATGAAATGAATCCAAAGGCTTTGGAAAAGTCCAACACCGTTCAATTAGTATTCCTGTATCTGCTTCTGCTCCTATTATATAAGAAGTTACTCCAATTTCTTCACCATTATATATAGCCCATTTCAAAGCATCTAACCCTCTTGTTCTTGGAAGATACCCAGGATGAGAATTTATGATCTTTGTACTATTCACCACTTCTTCTGTCAAAATACCTGCTCCACCAATAAGAGCATAATCAAACTGGCTCAGGCACTTTGCCAAATCATCTGGCATCATCACATCATATGAAAAATTCAGAGCAAACTCCTGAATTGGAATATCGAAAGCCTTCAAGAACCTATGTGGATATAACGGTATATGTCCTTTCCTATCTACCCAAGGAGTCACTATAACAGTTGCTTCCCCATATCCATTTGCCTTCATCCTCATGATCAATTCCTGAGTCTTCCTGTGAGGATGGTCATATGTCAAGATTGCAATATTCATACCCCTATGATCTCCTTTCCTTCTGCCTTTAGTTTCTCCTGCATTTCCCCAGCCCACCAACTCACTCCTCCACCAGCATGCCAAGCCATTCTTTCATCACCCGTTTTCCCATAAATATAACAGCCAACTGATTTTTCCATATCAGATGCTGTATAATCATATTTTCCTGCCTCCTTTCTTATCATCGGAATAATGACTTCATCATTAAACGTATTATGAGTATTCACTTCCCACCATCTGAATATAGGCTTTATGAAATCTATTCTCCAAAGGGAAGCTCCAAACCACCATTTCTCCTTGCAAACTAAAGGGATAAGAAACTTTGCTTCAATTCCTCCTATTAGTTCAGTCCAGCCCAATACCCTCTGTTCCTTCTCCCATTCATATCTTGTACCATCCTGCAAAGAGCACCATTTAGCCTTCATCGTTTCCCTCTTATTGAAACAAATCTGATTGATATGATTATAATTCTCCATTACTCGAATACAATCATCAAGAGGGATTACCTTTTCAGCCTGAAAGTCATCCTCCCACTTCAGTCCATATTTACAATCTGCCACCTCATTAAGATAATACCATACTGCATACCCCTGCCCTTTCGCTGGATTAATCACATGAACTTTATAATCATGATTTTTTCCCCAAGCAATACATTCCTCAGAAGCTTCCTTATATCTCACGCTCTCAATAAGATGATATTCCAACTCTCCTGAGTACTGGAGATTCTTCAATAATGTAGGATGTGATGCTTCCAGTTGCTCTGGCCTCCCACAGCTCATTCTCCATACTTCAATTTTTGGCCAATTCATTTTACCCTCCTTCAATCTAATACCCGAACTTTATTTATGGTACTTTGAATCTCACCAAATGGGCTTTTGTAATCTTCTTTCAGCTTCTTCACATACTCATCATAATCCATATCAATTATATACCTGCCCATGTGCCAGCTCTCAAATGAACCATGCAATCTTCTTGGGCCATATGGAGCAACAAAGTCCCTGCAAAATCCATATACATATTTCCCACCAGGACTCCTCTTTACAAACCCTCCTCCAAGATGAATCATTTTCCCAGCACTAAACACTGGATAGTTCATCGTCTGGAATCCCTTTTCATAAAGGTATTCATGGAAGAAATTCAGAGCTGAGGTGGTCACCTTTTCATCTTCCCGTTTAAAATGATTTGGACGCACCACATAAATATCGTGTTCCTTCCAGGCAGAAGTCCTCAGAGCAGAAGCACATTGAGAAACGTACCCACCTCCACCAACTGATCGCCCTCTGGAATTCCACTTAAATCTATCCCCAAATATCACAATATCATTTGTCCTTGTCCCTGTTGCCTGACCAATGCCTAATACCTTTTCATTCTCCTCGAATAACTTTGCGATCTCAAATAACATGTCCTTTGAATCTTCCATAAAAATACAATCGCAGTCTGCCTGAAACACATAGTCAGTTTCTACATATTTCATCACTTCATTGAGAGAATAAGCATGCCCCATATTGGCCTTGTCAGAATCATAATCCCTATAATCAAAACTGCCATTCACCACCTTATTCTTGAACTCTTTATATTTATACATATGAGGATATCTATACTCATCATGTAATATTACCCTTACCTTATCCACTTCAGTATTCAAATACTTTTCATACTCCCTCAGCGTCCCATTTTTATTTGAATAATCATCCATCACAATCAGCTCTTTGTAAGAATCAGGATTTACATTATTCAGAACAGACTCCACAAACTGCCTCAAAAGCTCATAATCATTATAAGTAGTTGTGACTATTGAGAACACTTTTGAACCTCCCAGTTTTCATCCTCACCGACATCTGGCTTCCATAACTTATCATCTGGGCCATCTGAAATCCTCCAGTAAATAGCGCACCCGTTTTCTCTTTCCTGTAAACACATCCATTATATCCTTCATCCTTACTCTGTAAGTATGATTCTTTTGGCAATACTCAAACCCAGCCATCCTGATTTTATTCCTCTGATCTGGGCAAGTCTCTACATAATATTTATATAAATCCACCACCTCCTTCATATCAAATTCATTAAATACCACATGATGAATTTTATCTGTGAATACCGTCTCAATGCCCTTTGAATACTTATTGATGCAAAACGCTCCTGCTCCGATATACTGAAACGGCCTGATTGAAAAATACATATTTATATCATGCCTACCACAAATGTTTATTACTGCTCTGGTAATAGATGCAAGCTCATCTGTGGAGAATGTAGTATTCTTATGATAATTCTTGTTTGGAATTACTGTCAACTTCTTCCATTCCTTTATCAGCTTCTTCAAAAAAATTGTTCTATCCTGATAAAGGTAACCACCAGAAAGATTACCAGTAAAAACCAAATCAAATCGGCATTCCCTCTCTTCGACTTTATCCTGCTGGAAACATCCATACGGCCAATAATAAAGAGGCACTTTCCAGTTCTGAAATCCATCCCAATCCATACCACCTATCAACACCCCATTCACCACTCCTGAAATATCTTCATCACATCTGGGAATTATTCTTGGGTCAGCCATATGATAATATATCCTGGTCCTGCCCTTCTTCTTTATTTCCTGAACCATTCCCATCTTTTCTGCTCTCTTGTTTCCTTGATCTGAGAAAAGCATATGACAGAAAATGTAATCAGGATCATAATCAGAAATAGTCTTCTTTACCTTGAGCAAATCCACATTAATATAATCCACCCCCATAGCATGCCAGCCATTCTGGATTGATCCCTCCACCACTCCATGAAGAAAATGTGAATTGTAACTATGCCAATCTCCAAGTGCCACTATCTTCATATTTTCTCCACATAAATGCCCATGCCGTACATCTCTTTATTATTCATAAACTCTTTTTCCTCTAATTCCATTATCCTATCATTACCGGGATCATTAAATCTACCAAAAAAAGTATATCTCCTTCCAATACCCAAAGATTCCAATAGTAATGAGCAAAATTCATGTGGTTCATAATGCCAGTTTCTATTAATCACAAATTTATTTGGAGTAGTAAAAAACAAACCTTCTTCCCATAAGCCAAAACAATCATAAAGAAAAGAATCTACTTTTGCAACATGCTCAATTACATCAAATGCAGTAACTATATCATAACCTTCAGGAATATCCTCCAAATTACAAATTATATCCACATTGTCCATCATAGCCCTATTAATATCATGAGTAGTCACCTTGTTCCCATTCTTCTGCATCCTCTCTTTACTCAATCCATTCCCTGCTCCAATATCAAGGATGGTTTTCCCTTTGAAAAAGTTCCCTGCCCATTCATGCCATACCTTTTGACAATCTGCTGGGGGTTCATTCACCCACATATGTATCCTCCTTTTTTGGAAATTGGTCTTCTACTTTACCATACTGTGATGTCTGTACCTTCCTAAATATTCCCAACCCATAACAATAAGGAAGACTAACATATTCAACATCAGCCCAATCAATAGTATCAACAACCCCAGTAACTTTATACTCATTATAAACATCATGAACCACTATAATTCCATTTTGCTTTAAATAAGAAAGACAATTTTGTAATTCCTTGCAAACAAAACTTTCACTTATATTCTTATCTCCAAAGTAATCCAAGAAAGCAAAATCCAATCCATGCTCTCTCTTATCCAAATAGTCCCAAGCCAAATTTGATTTCCCATGAAGGTAAGTGACCACTTCTCTCTCTGCCTCCGATAAAAGATATTGGAATCCTTCATTATTCCCAACTCCCTTTTTATCACAACAAATCAAATGTCCACCTGTCTCTTTTATAGCTTTCATCAATACAAATGAACTTCTTCCAAAACCAATCTCCAATACATTCTGAGCATTCAATCCTCTTACAATTGAATATAAAGTCAATAAATGTTTTGATGTAGAATACCCCTCTTCAAACCAAGCTACCATCATTTGGTTGGATAAAAAAGCATTGAAGTTTCTACCCATATTTAAATCCCTTTCAAGCTCATCATGGCAATGCATCACAGCTTTAGACATCCAACACCTCCCTGAACATCTGCCTGTAATTCTCTGCCTGGATCTTCCAAGTCCAGTTTCTCTCCACCTCATTTCTCGCCTCAACTCCCATCTTGGCACATTTGGAACGATACTCTTTCAAATGAACCAACTTCTCGGCATAGGCATCTATGTCATCCCTATCATCAATAATAAATCCATTCTCTTTATTGTAGAACTCAGGCACATTCCCTATTTTGTTCCCAATGAACGTTCTGCCTGTTGCTGCTCCTTCCAGAAGCATATTTGGAGTTCCATCCATCACAGAAGCAATCAGAATTACATCCACTTGTTTATAAAGCAAGGGCATATCCTTATGTTTTGTTACATTCTTATCATTCACTCTGGAAGTCTTGAACTTCAAATCCACCTTGGCCTTCTTGCAAGCTGGATGAAGAGTATTCTTCAATCCCTTGTAGTCATTATCCTTCCCAACAAAACCAGCTGCAAATTGATCCTTTATATCCCTTTTAAAATATTTGAACATCTTCTCATTCACTCCATTTGGCACATAATAATGGTTTTCATTGAACCCTTTTATCTCCTCATATAGCATCATACTATTGCCATGAATGGCTGTTGCCTCTGTCAATATCTTCTCATAATCCCTCATATTGACATATGTATGAGCTGTCACTCCTGTTATTATCTTCTGTTCCTTCCATTGTTTATTATTGACCCTACGATAAAAATCTACTTCATAAGTGAAATATATATCATGCCCACCTGGAGTTGATGGCTTATTAGAAAAATACTCCACTGTGAAATCAAACTCATCAGACAAATGCTTCACAAGTTCATTTGTTTTATTGTCCCATGCCCACCCAGGACAGTCAACAAGTATATATATCTTTGGCTTTTTCTTGCTTCTTCTTTTGACAACTTTCTTTTCTTCAACTTTTTTCTCTTCAATTTCTTTCGGCACATTATTATATGAAAAATAGTCCTTCCAAATACTCAGGAACATCTTTTTGCTTGTAGCTTTTGTTCTCTCCACATCAAAATCATTTTGCTGATTCGTAGTGATACCTGAAACATGCTCCACCCCATGATTAGGAAGCATCCCAAGAGTATATCCCTGCACTTTTGCCCTGAAAGAAAAATCCACATCTTCATACCAGCATGGTGCATACCTCTCATCAAATCCACCAATAGACATAAAATGCTTTTTCTTTATAAGTAATCCACCTGCTCCAATATAAGAATATGCAGATGGAGTTCCTTTTCCCCCTCTGCAATTCCCTTCATGATCTATCTCCCAATTCTCTACACCTACCAAATCTGCCTTTACCTCAAGCAATCTCTCTATAATATCCTCAGGAACATATTGGTCGTTGTCTAAGAAAAATAAGTATTTCGTCTGGGCCCTCTTTGCTCCCTGGTTTCTTGCAATTCCACATCCTAAATTATACTGATTTCTAATATAGACAAAGTCCATACTCTCTGCCCATTCCTTTGTTCTATCAGTACTATTATTATCTACCAATATAATCTTGAATACACTTGTCTTTGATAATTTCTTAATACACTTTTGAGTATACTTCAGTTGATCATGACAGACCACAATAGCTGTCACAGGATTCTCAGGATCTTCTTTTTCAACTTCTTCCTTCTTAATTGAAGGAATGAATACTGAAGGCTGGGCTTTTGGGTTGATTATGAAATTGCTCTTAAAACAGCATAATGCCTCAAAACGAGCACCTTCATCAACTCTCCGAAACTCTAAACATTTCCCACATCTTAATATTGTATCCTGCCCAAATATAACAACTTGATTCCCACAAACCTGACAGGAAATGTTAGTCAGAACTCCCTCATTGAATTCTTTCTCCTTACCACATTTTGCACACTTAACTTTTACTAAACCCATTTGACTCTCCTTTTAATTTTAGGAGGGGAGAATTTTCATCCCCCCTCCATCAATCAGTTACGCAGCAGCCGTTATCAATCTCACAAAACCCTGAGCAAGACCAATCACCAACGCCCACCTCTGATAAATCTTGAATCGTGTTCTATTGGTAGCCCACAATCCCCACGGATCAACCTGCAAGGAAGTAGAGCCCAGCCTATTACCCACAAGGAAATATCTTAAATTCCCAAATGTTATAAAAGGCTGGTTCGCTGAGGTATCAGTCGGCATTTGGGTATTCTCCCTGAAAGGATACCCCCAAATATTACCTCCCTGTGCCCCAGAAACATTGGGCTGAAAGATAAGACTTCCATTATCATCCTTTAATGTTCGAACGAAATGAAACACATTACCTCTCATATAAAAAGCTGCCCCATCTTTCCTGAGCCCATCCAGCTTTCCAATCATCTCGGAAAGGTAGTCAGCAGTGACATGGGAAAATGCAATTGAACCAGTTCCCATTGTAACTGAGTACCCACAAGCAGCTGTAAGCAAACCAGAAACAGGATCACCTGTTCCCTCAAACATCTGACTATCCAATTCCAGACCAGCAGCCTCAACCATCTCCGAAGTAATCCAGGAAACCACATCAGAAACAGTATCAGCCAGGGTGGTATCACGGACAACCATATATGCCGAAAGTTCCTGAGCAGAAAGCTCAACCTCAGTCACAGTCGCATCACTCTGGGAAGTTGTATTTCCCCAAGTGACTGACGAAGTTGCACTCTCAGCATTCCAGGACTTCTTCTCACTTGTCATCGGAACCACTCTGGCATACTGAAGAGCATGTGACTTTTCTCTCATAAAAGCCAGAATTTCAGCTTCGATGATATCAGGTAACTGCATAGTATTCCCAGTATCACCAAGAGCCGTCTTCACCTTCCCAGGGCCATACAAATCGTAAAACTTCTGGACATCCTTGGGATTCGGTGTCGCAAGATTGGCCTTGATAAAAGCGCACATATACCTGGAAAGTGCGATTCTCGCTTCCTCAGTCATAGGCTCCTTATTGGGATGAAGAAATTTATCCTGCAAAGCCTTTCCCTGCATAGCCATATTATATCCTGCATAAATCTCATCCTGTTCCTCAGGAGTTGCATCGGCATCTGCATCAGGTATGGGAAAACCACGTCTTGCAAATTCCTTATAGGCTGCCAATTGAGCTTCCAATTCATCCGCCCTTTCCTTGACAGCATTGTTCCCGCCTTCAAACTTATTTGCCAGCTCCCTCACGACCCCAGATAATTCCTTCACAGGATCATCATCCACATTCATGTGAACAGCAGGAGCTTCAGGAGCAACCACAGGTTCCTTCACTTCTACAAATTCACCTTTCTCATTCTTCTCGTACAACATAATCTAACCTCCTTATTCCTTCGGCATCAACTCAATAAGCCGCTTCAGTTCTTTTGTCAGTTCCTTAATCGCTTCCATATCGTACCCAGTAGAACTCTTTGCCTGCCCATTGTCTGTTTGACTGGGAGGTGTTAATATTTCATCGTACTTATTCTTTACTCCTTGAGTCCCCTCTGTGGAGTTTTCCTCCAAGGGAACAGGAGTGATTTCTAATTCATTTACAAAACTTACATAAGAGTCAAGAAGTTTTTTATAATCTTCTAATATCTCTTTGTATTGTTCTAATTCAGTTTTAACCTCCTCAAATTTTGCATCTGGATCAGTAACAAATTCCTCTGTCAAAGTAGTATGCTCCATCGTTGCATCTTCCTTTGGTTCTCTCCTCTTTACCGGAGGTCTGTCAGCCTTTACTGTCTCAAATACTTCCTCCACATCCTCATCCTTTAATCCATTTACCACAATCTGAGTTTTCTTATTTTCATCAATAAACTCAATGCCCTTTTTCACTTTCTCCAACTCCTCCAGAATATCATCCTTATGACTCGGCTCTGGAATCTCTACATTCTGCATAGTGATTAATTTCTCAAAGTCCTGGTCAAAGGATTTCATTGCCTCCTGCAAAGCATTCGGATTGCAAGGAACAGCACAACCGGAAAGTTCTAAAAGGATTTGCTTCAGGAATCTTCTGCCCACATATATATCTTCATCACCTTCATCCTTTTCCAAAGGCTCCGACTTCTTAGGAATAAACCCAACACTTGAAGCGTTGATAATATCCTCATTGTAAAGAGCCAATATCTGATCAGCAAAAGGATACAAGCCCTCAGTGGGAAAAACTTCAACAAATTTCATCCTTGTAGGATTCCTCATCTTGATCACCTTGCTGGCTGCTGCCAATGGGACTGAAGAATAATTATGCGCCCATAAGAACACAGGATTGTTCAAAAAGTCCTTTATGTCCCACCCCTTCATCATTATTATATCACCATCTCTGTCCTTGGTTTCGTCCGTACCCACAATAGTCAATTTTCTTGCCTTCATGTCCACTGATTTCACAATCTTAATCCCTGGTGTAAAGTATGAAGCAAACGCCTCATCTTTACCATTCCACAATACAGGATTCCCACTCTTGTCAAGTATCTTGTTAGCCATTTTCAGTCTCCTTCCATGATATCAGATGCTCGAATGTAACTCCCACTAAAATCATACTTTAAGTATTTTAAAAATTTTAATCCATCTTTCGGAAAATAAAATTTGCCCTTATAAAAAATACCATTCTTTTTTACGTTTTTAGCAAAGTTATTAAGTCTACTACTCCAAGTAATAACTTTACCATCATAAAAAAACTTGCCCAAAAGTTTCTGTTTTCCATCATTGATATTATAAATTTCTACATATTCCATAGATACTCCTATAATTATAAACTATAATAATAATAATTGTTAAATAAATATCCAATTTCATTTTGCTCAATACTAAAAAGAAGCATTTCCTGCCTTGCCTTAAATCCAGCTATTTCTCCTTTTGATATATGCATCCCTTTAGCTAAATCCTCAATATCAATTTTCCGTATTCTATCAACTAATTTTCTTTTTACAGCATCAGGAATAAGATCATCAAATGCTTCATCCGCTCCACCATATAGAGAGGCTATATCATCAACAAGTGAGCACCTAAATTCTGACAAACCAGCCCAATCATCTAAATCATCTATATATTTTGGAAAACTATAACCATGATCAATCAAAACTGGTTTTGGAGTATCTACTATTTTCATCCAATTACTACTATGTCTATCAGTATTTCCAATCAAATAATCATAAACTCCTATCCTATATCTATCTACATCAGATATAGTATGAAACGGATCTGGGCTTTCTGCAAATGTTTTAGCATTATCTACAAATTTTTGACAAGAACCCTTATATGTTAAATCATCTATCTTTGTAGTTCTCATTACAGTTGTTGGGACCATATCATCCATATCAATCTCTTTTGCCACTCTATAAGCCAGAACCTCCCTGTCTGCAAGAGTGAATTTTTTATTAGTAATTGATTTGAAGTCTTTTCGCATCCCTTCAAACTCTTCCCCACTAATAGGTTTAAATACCCCTTTTCCTTTTCCTTCACCAAAATCTAATACAAAAGATTCATTAACACCACCACCAAGATTACTTGAACTACTTACAGGAGAATCTCTCAAAACAGATTCTTCTTCCATCGCTTCTGTAGGTCTTTCTTCCCCTGGCTTATCAATTGGCCCTTCATCACTGGCAACCTCAATACATCTGCATTGTATCACCTGATGAGCTGGTCCAAGAAAGTCACCAGGATATCTCAATGTAGTTCCATCTGACATAATCCAATCTTCTTTCATCCCTACTCTTTTCCCATGCATAATCACATGGTTAGCTTCTGCATTATGACCATCCCTTACCTTCTTATCTAATGAAGTGAACCATTCTTTGAAAGCAAATCCACTTTCGGTCAATGATGCATGCCTTCCAAAATTACTCGCCCCTACCACTTCTGTCCGGGCAATCACTTTGGCCCTTTTCGCTCCATTCTTAAATAATACTTTAAATCTATCTGCAATCTGATCAATACTTTCTCCATTTGCTGCTCCAGCATGAAGGGCAGCCCTTATCTTTTCCTTCATAGTTTCAGTTACAACTTTTGCTATTTCAATTTCCTTTGCTGCAAGATAATCCAAAGCTGCCGGATCTGTCAAGCTGAAACTTATATCAATTCCCATCTCCTCTTTAATAGATGCAATTCCAGCCTTGATTGAATCTTCATAAAATGGCCTGGAATGTTTTTGCAATAGCTCTCCATACTTTTCAAAATCCTCTGTTATGACATCTGAATAAGACTTGTCATCCAAATATAGAAGTCTCAAAGTTTCCTTTCTCATCTCAAAGAATACCCTCTGTACCTTCTTTTCAAATCCCTTTTCCAGTGGGATGGTCTTCGCTATAAAGTTTCTCCATATATGCTCTTTCCTTGTCTCTGCCAAATCCTTTTTATCAGGAACAGGAGCTTTTGTCTCAATCACCTTCCCTTCAATTTTTCTCACCCCAGTAGAAACCAATTCCTCTAATACATCCGGCTCCATTGAAAGTTCATTTGCAGGAGTCAAATTGAGAGGAGCCAAACCCACATCTCCCCATTCCACAGGACCAATACCCAAATCCAATATCTGGTCAATCAGATTGATGGGATATGTCATACTGAAAAGTTTTGCAGCCATATCAATTTTATTCTTCATTTCTTCTTCAAGAGCTTCAATCTTGGTGATATCAAATATCACCCTCATCCCTGTATTGACTCCAAAGAAGACCTGATTCATTGAATCTGTAATAATCCTCATTATTGGAAGATTCGTAAACTGCCACCATTCTTTCCTCTGCTCCCTGCTTGTGGCATAATTCACATCCTCAATAACTGACAGGACGGCTTTCTTCATCCCAAACACCTGGAACAACTCATCCCTGCTATATTGCCTTAACTGAATAAATCCCATGTCACTCTGAGTCAATCCTATTGGATCTGCCTTCATTGAGCCTTCCAGTAAAAGGAATCTGTGTGACTTTCTGTAGCCCTCATGGTTACTTCTTATACGCTCCATAAACTGGTCTCTCTGTTCAGTCCCCAAATTCTTCTCAGTAGAAAATACAGTCCCAGGAACAGCCCCATTCTCAAAGAACTTATTATTATACACAGAGGACTTAAAATCACCTTCCAATGGTAATTTACCAGCAACCAATGGAGCCTGCCCAAATACAGGATCAGTTGGATTGAAAAACTTCGCCTGAACTACTTCATCAAAATAAAGTGTATATCCATCTTTCCCTTCCTGGGGCTTGTATATCCAGTAAATGGGTTGATTGTTATTGTCCTTCTTCACCTCCATTGAACTTCTTTTTATCACCCACATAGAAGCTGGTATAATCTTCTTTGAAGGTGGAAAAGGAATCGCCCATACATTACCATCCAATAAAAGATATCCAACCAAAGCCTCAACAAACTGTGATCCTGTCATCATCTCATTTGGGTACATAAATAGCTGTTGCCAAGGATCATCTATCTTGACATTCTGCCAAATCTTCCCGTTATACTTCTGGACAATTAGTGGGATCTGACTAATTGCCCTCCCTGTAGTCGATATGATAGAATATGCAAGGGCAGATTTCTTGTAAGGATCATTTACCACCCCCAAAGAGTCATCAAGATCCATATTCTTAATGAAAGCTTGCTCCCAGTTCTTTGTTCTTCCAAATAACAGGTCAAATTTATTCATTTTTCAGTGTCCTTTTTCGGTTCCAGTTCCTTGGCAAAATCATTAGTCACTCTAATCGCAATATATCCAATAGCAGAAATAATCCCGACCCATTTGATCATTATGAATATTTGATGTGCAAAATCTTTTATTAATTCCTCTATCATTTACACTCTTCAAAATATCTACACTCCCACATCGGAGTAGTGATTTCATATTTCACACAATTCTCATAAATAGCTTGTGCAATTCTACAATTATTGAGAGTATTAGGCTTAAATAATTTGCAAGAATGGCATAAACAATATTCTCTATGCTTTTCCTTTTAAATCTTCTCTCACGAAAACAATACTCCCATGATGTTCATAAGTAATATAATTCATTATATTTCTCCCTTCAACGTTCTCGTAAATGGAACAATACTAATAGTTGCACTCCCAAGATGAGTGGGTTTATAACCTCTTTGCTCCCCATAAGTCGTAACTCCCTGGGCATATGTTTTCAAATAGCTCCCTGAAATAACTCCAATCTTTTCTTTATGTGTCAACTCAGTACAAGTTGTATTTGCTCCAATAGTTGACTGTCTCCTGCCAACCTGGTCATGTACATGGGCTACCATATAAATATCTGCGTCAAAAGATTCCATAAATTGAATTAATCTATTCAACTTTCCTCCACTTGTCTGAGCAAACCCAGCCCCATGATGTACATAAAACCTGAAGCTCTGAGATTCTCTCCTATCATTATCCTCTGGACTCTCATTCATCAATTCAGGGATTCTTGATCCTTTTCCTCTTGCAAAAATCAAATCAAATAAAGCAGAATATTCCAGATTAGGAACTCCTAATTCAGTGCATAACCAAGCATGAAGATGCGATTGCTCTTTTTCCGTCTGATATTTTTTTTCATGATTTCCCAAAAGCAACCCCAAACATTTATCTTTAATCGGACTAAATAAATCCTTTATTTCACTGACCTGAACTTTTCCAGACTTGCCCAAATCCTCCACCTTAATTCTGTCAGGTACACAATCTGGATCAAACCTCTTATCTGTATACCCAATATAATCAGCATAATCACCTCCACCTACCCAAAAGGAAAATGGATCATTCTGAATAGTTCTTATGTCTCTTTTTATTCCTTTCACATCACAAGCCTTATTCCACCAATGCAAATCAGCCAAGTTCCAAATTGTAAACTCATCTTTCTTGCTATTGTGTATTATATATCTTTTACCCGCAGCTTCCATTTTGTCCCCCTAATTACCCAGTTGAATCTCAAGAAGTTTATTTACAGTATCTTTCACATCATTAATATTGCCACTCATAGATTCCATCTGAGTTTTCAATCCGCCTTGAGTTACGACACAAGTTTCTTTCAAAACATATTTCTTTGTTCCATTTCCATTTTTTGTCTTGATCACTGTGATTGCAACAGCAGCAAAGGCAACCATAGTTCCAGCAATAGCAGCACCTGATCCAATATCCATATTAGTCTCCTTTTTGATTCTCTCCCTTATCTTGTTCTCCGCTTCCAGTTTCTTTGTCTGGTACAATTTCTTTAGGTTTTGTCTTTTTAGATTCTGGTTCTTTGGCATCTTTGTATTTCCCATTCTTTATAGTTTCAAGTTCAATCATCCTTCCATTATTCACCTTCGCCTGATTCATCAACTCCTGTATCCTATTATTGATCTGATCCCTTGTCTGGATTGCCTGATTAATACTGGCCTCAATATTCTTCTGAGTCTTCATTATGCCATCATAAGTTTTTTCTACATAATCCTGCAAACCCATAAAATCCATTTCTTTCTTACCCATTGTTATTTCCTCCATTAATTTGTAATACCCTGTTTCTTGTCATAAGACCTGATTCCTGCTACCCCAAGAAGTACAGTAGCCAATCCAATTGCTTCTTGAACTTCAATCGCTGGCAGTTCAACTGTTTTTCCTACCATTATCAATACTGACTGGACTATCGGTCGCAATATCCAACCCCACCCAAGAGACAAAGCACATATCCAACCAATCATAGGTCTCCAGCCAGCAACAAAAAGCGATCTATGTCCTGCTTCTATCTTATTAACTTCCACTTGCCACTTAGCAGCGTTTTGAGCCATTTTGACTTTTAAAAGTTCTGCTGCTCTTTTCTCGTCTGGTGTTTCCACAAAACGATCAATAGCTCCGCCAATACCATTGGCAAGCTCTTTTACTCCACCACCCAATAACTTTGAGAGTATTCCCATTATCTGCCACTCCCTCTCCTGGTTGTACTCTCAGCAGGAGTTTGCTTTGGCTCTACATCCATCAGTTTCTGGAATGATCCAAAATCATCTCTGGACAGTTTGAAACCATCGCAACCGGTTTTCTCCAACTTATGCTCAAGAAACTGGATTCCAGTCCTGTCCACTTTCACCTGAAGGATATGACCTATTGACCCACATGCACAGAAAAATTTCTTTTCCATTTTTTACTCCTTCACAAGTAAAGCTTTCCAAGAATTATAGGCGACTTGAGATGCTCCGAATACAACTGCAATTAGCTTAATGATATTGATGAATACAAATGGCTCACCTAATACCAATGCAGCAACCACTCCTGTTACTCCTGACAGAACCAAAGCAATCAAATATCTTGCCTGCTTGCTTTCCACCTTCTTCTTCAAAAACTGAATCACAAATGGTGAAATTACACCCAATACTGTTGCTACGATTTCCGGTAACATTTTGTACCTCCTTTTTAAATTATTGACTAAACAAAATCCCCATAAACCAACAACCCGGATCATTGCCACTATCCACTACATCAGCTTCAACTCTCCATGCTATCGGATTAACTCCACTCAAAGTCCCGGCATCAATAATACCTGCTGCTGTTTTTTGGATAACATAGGGAGTATCATTCTCATTGTCTTCAGCTATCACAGTATCAAGAGCAGTCGCTGGTGCAGTTAATACACCAGATTCAAATGCATCTTGATCATAAGTGACAACCCAAGTGACACCATTAGCAGTAGTACCATCAATAGGACACCAGACTATTTGAACATTTATATCTTTATTAATATCAAAATCAAAATACTCAAAAGGTTTATATGATAATGTGCTTAACTCCCCATCGGTCATG